TGCGTCTTTAGTTTCGTCCCAACGACCTTCTAATAATTCTTGTGACATTTAAGTCTCCTTTATTAATGTCTTGGATTACAGCCCTGCCAAACGCTTTAGATCGATCACATTGCTGGTTTCCTCAGCAACAGGATCTGCATCTGGACTGCGGGCAGATTTATCGCCAGTTGCTACGCTTACGGTTTCTGTGATTACTTTACGGGCTTTCACAGTGCCTTCGGCGAGGACAGCTGGTAGATACTTTTCAAAAGCATTAGACAAACGACTTGTCTGTACGCTTTCAAGCAAGTTCTTCATGATCTCGCGCTTCTCTTCGTTGAGAGGTGCGAGCAATTCTTCCATAGCGTTGGTACGCTGGTTGGATTCCTTGATCATGCGGATCTCGCGTTCTTTGGATTCAACCAGAACTTTTGCTTTCTGGGTGAATTTGACGGCCTCAGACAACTTGGCATCCTTGGCAGCAATGATATCATGAAGCTTGCGGACTTCGGCTTTCTCATTGAGGTGAGTAGCTCCAAATTCACTTGCGTATGCTTCAAAAATTCTGCGACCAAAATTGTTCTCGCGAGCAACTTGGATGTCTTCTTTGAGTTGGTTGAGTTCAGCCTTGAGATGCTGGCTAACAGCATTGGACATCTTGCGGGCACTTTCTGTTACGAAACGTGCTTTGAGTTGTTCCAATTTAGTGCGAGCTTCTGCCACTAAACGTACCTTGGTTTCCACCACGTCACGTTTGTCTTCGGCAAATTCTGTGATCTCGCGTGCAAGAGCTTGCATAACAAAGTTTTCTAATTTAGAAATGCCTTCGTTGTGTGTCTTGCGATCTTTGCGCAGTTCGCCAATTTCTTCGGCCAATTTGGTGATCATGAAGTTGTTGAACTTACTAGCATCTTCTTTGATCTTGGCTTGGAATTTGACACGGTCTTCAGCCAGTGCTTGCTTCTCAGCAGCAATAGTTTGAAGTTCTGTGCTCAGACCTTCTGTTACCATGCGATCCAGGGCTTCTACCATCACTTGTTTGTCATGTTCATAGCGTTGTGCAAACTCTTCGCGGAGTTCTGCACGTACCACTTCGCGAGCTTCATTTAACTTGGATTCCCAAGCCTCAGTAATTTCTTGCTGAGCTTCTTCGCTTAATAGTTCACTATCTAGTAACGGTTTAATAGCATCTTGCATGCTTATTTCTCCTAGATTTTGAGACCACGTATCAAGCGCATTACTTCGCTTTTTACGTATCTCTGTGCTTTGCCGCTCTTGGCTGGGTCCTTGAACATTTCCAACAGTCTAGCTCCGCCGGCATGATTTAACAGGCCTTCGTAGATTGCTGTAGGATATGCATTAGGAGCACTCGGCTGAGCGACCACATCTACAGTGACGATTTCAAAGTCACTGACATGTCCGTTGCGGTCGTCGACATTACCTGATCCACGACTGCTAACACCTAGTTTCACACCTGACGTCAACATAGTTTTAACCAGTTCGCCCATCGGTGTAGGTAGTATCTTTAATGTTCCCATACCAGCAGGACCATCCATCCACATTTTTTCAATCATGTGGCTCACACGATCCAAATTGATTTTCAAGTCATCTGGGTGATCGACTTCGCCCAAAACACTATGACCAGTTTTAATTTGTTCGTTGACGGTGTCTACTGCCTTGGCTATTTCGTTGACAGGATATACCCGCTCGTTGGCATTTCTTACGCCGCCCTCAATACAGATACCCTTTAACTTCATGGTTTTCTGACCAGAGCCATCGGCGGCTTCCTCAAGCAAGACTTCCGCCTGTGCTTGAGTGAAGCTTAGATGTTCTTGTAGATATCGAGCCATATCTCTGAATTACACCTTAGGAAATGGAGTTGTTGTATTGACACCACTTGCTTGTGCTGTTACTGGCTTAGTGGCAGGAGACAATGTTTTATTACCGCCTACACTGTTTTGTACCTTGCCAATCAACTCACCTGTTTTTGGAGCCGGACGGCCTTGAGCTGTGTCGCCTGTCATTTTTACAGGACTAGCCATTGCACCTTTTGCACCCGAATTGTGCGGTACTATACTTTTGGTGTTGGCCCCGTTGTCGCCCATTTTAGCAGGAGCAACTTTGGCTAAACTAACAGCTTCCATCATACCCATTTCAATTTCTTCTTCTGAATCGGACTCTTCTTCGCCGTCCATGTCAAACTCGGCTGTTTCTGTGTCGTCCATTTCTAGATCGTCACCGCCCATTTCGTCGCCCACAGCATCATCTCCGTTGTCGCCCATAATGGCTTCAAATTCGGCCATGAGTTCGTCCAGCTTGTCTTCGAGATCAACTACACGATCTTCTAGGCCTTCTTCGCCTTCGCCTTCTTGCATTTCCATGCCTTCTTCTTCGGCGTTAACTGTGTCCATGATTTCTTCTTCGTCAGCCATCATGTTTTCGTCAAGTTCTTCTTCGTTTTCGTCGAGTTCCTCGTCTTCACCTTCGTGCATGCGCTCTTTGCGATCTTTTTTGTCGTCGTACTCGATGTCCTTGGTGACTTTTTCGCCGGCTTTTTCAGCTTTTGCGTCTTCTTTGTCAGTGGACTCGGCTTCGTCTAACTCTTCCTCTTCTTCTTCAGTCATGAGGGTTTCGTAGATTTCACGTGACTTTTCTACCACGATATCGTGGAAAAGTTCTTTGGCTTTCGCCTCTTCATCATTGATCACATATTCGATCAACTGTTCAAATTTCGATGTCATATTATCTCCTTCATAGGTTATGGCTCGTGATAATATTTACATATTATCTCAAATATTGGTAGTTTTGAGGTGGAAAACTGGTAGTTTTATTACAAGGATGTTACAGTGCAGGTGCCGCAGGTGGTGGTGCGTACTGCTTCTTGATGTCTTTGAGTTTTTCTTTGTACTCGTAGCTGCGCACATCGTTCATCTGGCGCAGTTTGTTCAACTGTCTCAGTGTCAGGCGTGTCTTGCGCAGGTTGCCCAGTCTGGGCTGGCTGTTGTCTTGACTTACGTCTTGATAAGCTTCAGGACTGCGCTCGTAGATTTCGTTTAGGATCATGCTGTATTTATTACAGGCCAGGAACGCCAGCCGGTGCTGGTGCTCCGGCAGTGCCTGCTGTGCCCGGTGCTGTGGACGGTGCTCCGGGCATTTCTGCTCCGGGTTCGCCGCCCATTTCAGCTCCAGCCAGTTCTTGTCCAGTGGTAATATCGCTTTCTAAGCCAGCTGGGGTGATTCCAATGGCACGTAGATCTTGACCTTGTGTGGTTTCTAATTCGGGCTCGTCGCGCTCTTCTTTCCACATTTGTTCGTTTTCTACAATCTCTTCTTCGGACAGACCCAGGAAGCGTTTCATCATAAAACGCTTGCTCATGTATGGCAACGGTTCCAAACTGGTAAAAGCCTGTATGCGGCTGGTATCTAACTCAGCTTGGCGATAGCTGGCAAAGTTCTGTGGTTCGCACAGCTTGATTGTAAACAGACCAGCATCAATGTTGAAACCTCTCCAACGCAGGAACATTTTGAACTCGTCGTCTAGCTTTTCCATGATCAAGCCTTGTAGACGCTCGCAGTACTGGTTGAAACGATATTCTTGTATGAGTGCTGTGCCTACTCGACCGTCGTTCATGGCACGATCTGAGTCGTCTGGTCCTGTGGGCAAGTAACTGCTGGGCACACGCAGACCGCGGGCCATTTTGTTGTTGAAGTATTTTAAGTCGTCGATTTCGCCCAGATTGGCACCGCCTGGCAGGGTAGTAACGTCCGATCCTCGACTGTCTGCACTTACCGGAAAAAAGTAGTCTTCGTTGATCGAAAGTGGGTTATAGCTGGCGTCCATCATGTTGGCGCCGCCACCGGTGTTGGTAGGAATCCTACGCTGGTGCATTTCGTTTTTGACACGTTCCACAAACTGCATGGCCATATGGCTGGGCATGTTGCCCACGTCAATCTTGAATATCCTGCGCTCTGGAGCACGTTGCACACGATATATCAGCACTGAATCTTCTAGCAGTTCTTTCTGTTTGAATACCTTGAATATGTTTTCTAGGATGCTTTGTCCAAATGGCCAAAAGAAATCCAGGCCTTCGTTCAAGCTGAGATGTACCACATGCCTTGCATCAATACAAGTTTCGTTCATGGCCTGTGTAAATCGGCTGTTGCCGGTGCCACCACCAGCGCCACCACCACCACCACCGTTGGGTGCTGTGTAGTTGTTTTGCCCAGCCACGCCTGTGGCTCTGCTCACATAGTAGTCACTTGTGGTCTTTTGGGCCACGCTCATGTTTTGGAAATTGGGATTGATGTCACGTATGATGTACTGCTCTGGACGCTTGCCTTCGCTTTCGTTCACGATCACACGGGCAACTTTGACCATGTCTACCCACATCATTTCAAAGGTTTCTGGGTCACGCACAAACAACTGATCACCATACTTGATGGTGTTGCGGAATAGCTTGAATATCCTTTGGTCCAGCTTGTTCAACTTGGTCCACTGTTGCAGTTGTTTTTTAATGATTTCTACTTCGTGATCTGTGGGCTTGTCCGTGAATTTGATTTCAAACGGTGTGCCGTTGTCTTCATTGACCTGTGTGCTAAATTCGGCAATGATGTCCAAGCAAGCATTGACTTCACTATCACAGTCCATGTTTTCGTACTGGTTGTAACGTTCAATACGATTGGGATGTCCTGAATACACTTCGGGCAAGCGGCTGGCATAGTTGCGGAAAGCAAACTCGTTGGGTGTGCCGGTTCCGTCAGCGTAGCCTACTCCAGTTTGTCTCGGGTAGCCGTCAAGTCCAAATTGATTTTGTCCAGAAATTGGACTGAGTTGGCCGCCGGTGTTGGCTACCTTAAAATACTTTTTCCAGCCGCGTTTACGGTTGTTGTCGTTGTCTGCCATGATTGTATATTTAGCGGAGCATGTGCGAGCTCAGCAGAATTGCCGTACACTATACTCCAGCATATTGCGAAGTTTTCTTTGTGTAATCGGCTATGTCGCGCATGACACGTGTCTGCGCATCCATTTGTTCGTTGAGCCCTGTCATGAGCGTTTCCAGTTTGGAGCTGGCGTCCAGACCACTTATGGCGCCAGCATTGCTGGAATTTAGCGGCACTATGGCTTCAGTGCCGTGCATGGTAAGATTTGGTTTGTAACCGCTCATGGGCCCACTTAATATAGCGCCATTGGCAGCTGAAACTTCAGTGTGTATATGGTCGCCCGAAGATATAGAGCCATTTTTATTTACGAATCCCTGGGGCTCAAACTGCGCAAAGCTGACGCCAGCAAGTCCTTGGATCTGTGACAGAACACTTTGATACCTGTCGCGGTCGTTGAGCACTAGGTCAAAGGCTTTGCCTTGGCCGTGTTTGCCCCCGCTGCGATCATTGAAACCACTGAAATACTTGTAGTCGCCGCCCAACATCTTGTGTACTTCATTGGCAACCCCATACAGTGTATCCGTGGATTTGCCCTTGTTTTCTGCGCCAGGTTTGATTCTGAGATCTGCCGGGGCACCACCACCGCCACCGCCAAAGCCACCGTACCCCATGGCACCCAAAATACCGCCGCCCACTCCACCAACGACAGTGCCAATAGGACCAAATAAAGATCCGCCCATAGCACCGGCAGCAGCACCGGCCGCGGTGGCTCCCAAAGATCCGGCCAGGCTACCTTTTTGACCACCCATAGGTCCTTGAGCTCCGCCAGCTGGTCCTCCACCGGTAAGTAAACCTGTTGCTCCTTGCACTGCCTTGCCAAAACCTTCCATGATTGGGGTAGTTTTCTTGCCCACAGTGTCGCCCAACTGTTGCAAGCTGTCCCTTGCACTCATCTGTGACTGGCGCAAGGCTACCTGCGAGGCTGTTTGTTTGTCGCTACCTGCCGCATTGGCATCTACCCCAGATGTAGCATCTTTGAGACCTTTGGCAAACTCTTTGCCTTGCAAAATAGCATAATCTATGTTCTTGCCATAGACATCTTGTGCAGCACCCAATTGACCCAAACTGGTTCTGGTTTCTTCTGTTTGTAAGGTAGCTGCCTTTATTCCTTCTAGGTACTGTTCAAGGTTAATGGTCCCATCTCTAAGAGAATTGCCCAATGTTACACTAGCACCATTGGTGGCCATGAAAAGTTCACTGGCTTCGTCACTTGCTCCTACTAGGCCACTGGCAGTGTCGGCCATGGCCTTGCCCAGTCTGGGGCTGATAGCGTTTAGGGCCAAGAAACCGTCGTACATACGTTTTTGAGCCTTAGGGTCAAGATCCTTGATTGTAGAATAAAAGATTTCAATCTGATTAGCTGCGTCTCTCTCTTTTTCTAATTCTTCGCGGCGTTGACCAGTAAGCCTAGATAGTATTTCCATTTCTCGGATGTAGGCCTTGGCTCCAGCACTGACTTCTGCCTGTGTCTTTCCTTGCAACTGCCCTAGCTGACCTTGCATCTTGACATAACCCATTATGCCCTTGTTGATGTCGTCCACGCTCATGCCCATGCGCATGAACTGACCTTGTAAACCGCTGTGCTGTATTTCGGTAGCCACATTGGCCACTTGTTGTATGCCTTGTGCCACAGTGGGTGCAAATCGACCTAGGTCGGCACTGTTTTCACGCACCAGTTGGATCATCTTGTCCAGATCTTCTAGACCGTACCCAAATTTCTGCATGGTCGGAAACACTTCGCTCATGCCCTGTGCAGAAGCCATGCCACTGCGGCTCAATTCTTGGAAAGTCTTGAACAGTTGATCCTGTTGTTTAGCAGCAACGTTGACAGCTTTGCCAAACAGGCTCAGGCCGCCGGCAACCACGGCTGCCAGTCGCAGGGC